CAGGGATGGTTTTGCGTGTTCCGGGGGTGTAGCGGTGGATCATAGCGGGGCTTGTCATCGGGTTCTCCGTTGCCTATTTGGGTGGTCTGCCAAGGTCTCCTGGACTAGAGGCAGATGCGGCCACCCTCTTGGGCCCGAGAAATCGGGTTGGGTGGCCGCGCTCATTCTTTCTACTGTACCGTATTTGGCTTGGTCTGCTTGGCCGAATTTGCCGTTTCTACCAAGATGACCGATTGCTCGAGCTTTTGGTTGAAGGCGGCCAGGCCGGCCTGAAGGCGGGTTAGCAGGTCATGGGTCAATTTGGCTTCGGCCTGCAGCTTCGCGTCGTTAGATTGTGCCATTCGAATGGTCTCCTGTTGAACCGGCCTTGGTGCCGGTACGCCAAAACCCCGCCAGCATGACCTGAAGCGGGGCGTCCAAAAGGACAGGTTTGGAGCGAATTGTTACGAAAGCATATTGGCAGCACGTTCCAATTCAATGTTATGGCCGTTTTTCTTGCCGCTGAGAGGCGTAACGGTCTCGTTATATGTCACCGTACCAAATTTTACCAAAACGGGCTTGGTGATAGGTTTCTCGCCATCCTGAGCCGGAACCGTGTTTTCATCATAATCATGATTGACGACTTCCGGTCCGAACATCGTGAGCAGGCCGAGGCCTAGTCCCGCGAGGTAGAGTTGCCATTCTGGCAGTCCGATAAAGATCGTGTTGCCAAGACCTTTATGGGCCCACCATGCGATCATCAAAAACAGTGATCCCTGAATGGCGAAGGTTGGCCATTGCCGCCAGTTCTCATGGCGGCGGTGGTAGAGGCTGAGTTCCATAAGCGTCGCTTGAAGAACCGAGCCGATCAGCAGGACAAGCACCATCAACGTGGTGATTGCCCAGACCGGGACATCAGAATACATGGAAGCAGATCCCATGATGACCTCTAGTCCGACGAGGCCGACAATCCCGCCATTAGCGAGTTTTTTACGTGTTGACATTTTTGTCTCCTGAAAGTTGCGCCCTTGGGTGGCGCACGTTCAAATAGCCTTTAATCGCCAAAAAAGCAAGAAAAAAGTGCAAAACCTATGAAGTGCGTTTGATCTTGCCGCTACGAATGCTTGATTGCGCGAGTTTCCACAGGAGGATCAAATGGCAGGTAAACCAGGCAATGCGGCGGAGATTGTTCGGCTGAAGGCCGAGCTTGAAGACGTCACCGCCGAACGCGACAAGCTCAAGCGCATCATCATATCAATCGAGCCGGCCTATCTGTCGCAAGACAAGCCGGCGCCGCTAACCGATTATTGCGACGAGGTTCCGGCCCGCATTCTGGGCATGGCTGATATGGGCATGGGTGAGGATCAATGGCTGTCAGAGTTTGGGATCAGCCGGAAGACCTGGATGGAATGGAAAGCGCAATATCCAGAGCTGGTCGAGACGGTTGATATCGGCCTGCAAGCGGCGCTGGGTTGGTGGCAGGAAAGCAGCCGCCGCGCCAATGAGAAGGGCAATAGCCGCTTCCCGCTATCGGTTTACAATAAGCGTGTCGCAGAGCTTGAAGCCGGGATGACGGACCTGGCGACGAACCAGGTCGGGGATGCGAGTAAGCTGGTCCTGCTGGATCTGCGCGGCGACCCCGCGAGTTTCCAAGCCGAGCCAGAGATTGTCGGGATTGATTGAGCATGTTCATTTTTTCGCCCTCAAATGAGGCGGCAAAATGGGACATGTAGACATGGAAAAACCCCGCGCACCTGTTTAAGGGTGGCGGGGTTTGATCGTTTAGGCCGCAATTTTGTAATGCCACTCGCGTTCAGTCGGTCGGCCCAGGCTGTCACGTTCCATGTAACTGATACGGACGTTCCAGCGTTTGGGGTCATCCTCGGCCTGAATCATCTGGCAGCGTATGCGCTTAGATCGAGTAATGACGATTGAAAGGCCGTCTTGTTTCGCGTAGATCAGGCCGGCCGCTATCAACTCGCGGTAACGCCTGGTGATGTGCCCACCCTTGGTAATCTTGAACATTTGGTCTCCTGTTTCGTTGCCTTGGTTGCAACGCATGACAGGGGCCGCTTTAGCGCCTGCCGTGTGTGGCAACCAGTTTTGACATTCAGGAGATTTGCCAGCACCGACGCGAATCGGTACTGGCTGTTGTTTAGCGAATGCCGTGCGTCCCGGTCATAAGTAGATCAAGAAAAGCCTTAGCCTCTGGTGATCCTGCTCCCCAAAACTCAACCTTGTGCTTGTAAACCTTGTGGTTCTCGGCGCGATGTTGGGACATTGGGAAGCGTTTAAGCTCGAAAACCCGGCAATCTGCAAAGGCGTCTACACCGCGATGCGCGCCGGCATGTCCATGATGGAAAAACCAGAAGCGCCCGCGTTGTTTTTCGTCGGTCAATTTCACATAGTCGGTCAATTGAGCCGGGTCTAAGCCGCCTGAGTAACTAGCACCGCCGCATCTGCTCATGCTGTAGCTGCAGTGAAGGGCTTTGGTGGTTTGAAAGTGCGTATCATCGTAGGTCATACAGCAACGGGTGAGGCTGCCATCTGGCATTCTGACGAAGTCGCCAACACGCGGCATTGAATCGGTCGCGCGTTTGTTGAAGTTCGTGACCGCTTCCGCCCAAATCAACGAGTCGATGTCGTCAAGATGCGAGTTGTCCTTCGGGATCTCGATGACGCCGATTTCAATGAAATGACGGTTAATCATAGCCTTGCATCCATCGCGGGTAGGGTGCGAGTACACATGACCATCGGTGAGGCGATAACGATAGCTATCAAATTCGGCGTTAGGGTCCAGGTCAGCGGGACGGTCGACATGCCAATAACGGCAAGTTTCAATCATTCCCTCAAACATACCTGAGGTCCAGGCAATGGACACCTCATGCACTTTGTTACGAATTGCGTTCATTCGTTTAGTCTCCTGAATTGTCAAACAACTGCCAACGCCCTTGGGAAGCGCTGGCACGCCAAAACCCCACCGCCATTACGCGAAGTGGGGCAAAGCCTGGGGCTTTCTGTTTGGGTTAGTTGCGGTATTGGTCGCCGGGTTTGACAAACGCCGGAAGCGCGATCAGCGCGGCGACAATGATTAGGACGCCCGCCATCACGAAGAATGCGAGCTGAACCGTCTCGGCGCCGACCTTGCACAGCACGGCCGCTGCACAACAAACGATCAGCGCAACCGGTACGCGTAGAACATGAACCATAATCTAGAACTCCTGGTGTTCGCGGGCCTTGGGTGCCCGCACCGCGAAACCCCGCCGCTGTGAAGCGGTCGGGGCAAGGTGGATAGCAACTGGATGGGCGGACTAGGCGGCGTGCGCGTAGCGCCGGCGATACTCGGCCAGGCAACGATCGCCCATGACGTCAAAGATGCAATCGCGCATCAGGCCCAAAATGGCGTAATGCTTCGGCGTAGATCCGGGCATGGCGAGGTCATCGTGGACCTGTTTTAGCCCCTTTTGCAGCGTCTCATCGGACAATTTCGCAAGTTCTCGCTTTGCGGCCGTGATCGCCGCTGCATGTTTCTGGTTCATGCGGTCTCCTGTGGTTAGGTGGCGCTTGGGACGCCACGAGACATGATATACACGCCAAAACCACAAAAAGCAAGTAATAAGTGCGAAAAATGCGAAAAAGGCACGTTTTGCGAGCATTTACGCTGGTTTGTTGCAGATCGACCGCTGCAACACCCAAAGGACGGAACGAATCATGAATTCAAGCGCTATCCTGGCCATTCACCGCCCTGCCCGCCGCTTCACACAAAACAACCCAACTACCTATACAGATATACATAAGGGAGAACACTTCCCGCGAAGCGGGCGAGAATACCCTCAGACACCACGCAAACACTGAGCATCCAGCGCAACACACCAACCATCCAGCAGCCAAACAACAGCGACCAGGCGACGCCAGCAAAGCAACGGGAAAAGGAAGGGAAATTGTGGGGGACGTGTGTTTTTTCACGTCGGGCGGGCTCACACCGAGATCACGCGCGTTCATGTTCATGCCTTAAACTGATACGTAAATCAGAGAGCACATGATTGGCTATCATGCGCTATTCCGCCCATATCCCTGTAACTGCGGGCCGTGGCAGTCCTGGTTTGTTGACAAACCGCTGAAAATTAGGGGGTACGGGGGGTGGATATCGCGAATCGAGGGGGCGGGGGGAAAAATGCGCGCGCCGTTCCGGTCGATATATATCCCTCCCCCGATTTTTTAATTCACTACTCGCAAAGATGGATGGTGCTTGCTAGAAGGTTTTGGTGTACAGCGCCAAATATTATGCTATTGAGAAATCTAGCCGGAGACAGTCATCGCGATCGAGGTGGCTGGGAATTAGCTCAGTTGGAAGAGCAAATACGCATTGATGGGGTTGATCGCCGCTAGCGTCTTAGGTCGGAGGTTCGAGTCCTTCATTCCTTCTTCGGTGAGTTTGCCTGAAAAACTTTCTTTTTGGCATTTCCGTGGTATGTGGTGCCAATGACTAGATCGCCTGCTTCTCCTGTGAACGTGTCAAAGATGCTGCCTGAAGAACGGGGCGCTTGGATTGGTTCTATTGATCTTGCCTCTGGGCGGGATGAGGCGTGCTATGCGGTCTATAACCCGGCGACGAAGGAATATTCTCGGATAACTGAGGCTGAGTTTCGGCTACGTAGATTTGCCACTGTGTTTATCCGGGACCCAGCGCTGACATGATCGCGAACATATTCTGAGGCGGTTTCTGAAAAAAATTTCGAATGTTGCGTCGTCGGGTCGAGTGCGTCCTGTGTGCGGCAGAGGTGTGGAAGGTTTGCTGTTCCATGAAGCAGGAGACCGAAAATGGAAAAATCTCTCGGAAACACCGATCAGAGCACAACAACCGAAAACGTGAAGGACGTCGTGTTCTTCGGCGATGACCTGTTCGTGCTGTTGTCGAAAGCCTCGTCGCAGAGCGAAGGTTGGATGAAATCAACAAAAGCGATGCAAGTTCACGCTGGCTGTGTGGTTCAAGTCACGACTCATCAGCGTAACCATGACGGTACGAATTCTGTTGCCGAAGCCGTGTGTTTCGTGCCCGGCGTGACCATTCACACGGACAGGGACGGCGACCAAATTACCGGCAGGCATCTGGTTTAGCCTCGCCAACACCGGCTTGACAAATTGGTATAAGGTGCCAATTACGCTGATGAAATTGTCGGGTTGGAGAAGTTTGGTCTATCTCGTTTGGCTCATAACCAGAAGATCGGGGGTTCAAATCCCTCACCCGCCACCAAAATACACCAGAGAGGCCGGATTCTGGATAGGGCCTCGGAGCAAAAGTAGATTGTCGAGAAAAGGGGCGCCGATGCCAGAGGGCGCCTTTTTTTGTCAGTGCGTTTAGCTGATCCGTGCTGTTCCCTACGGTTTGTCTAGCTCAGGCAAGGGAGGCCGAGATCATGGATATGAATGTAGCTTTTACCGACGGGATGCGGCGTTTGCGGCAGACACTGGCATTGTTGCTCGGATTTGTCGGGGCTTTGGGTCTCTATGTGCTGATGCTGGGCGCGTTCGAGGTGCCGGCGGAAAACGTCGAGGTGATGTGGGCCGTCTTTGCAGGCTTGGCGACCGTATTCGGTTGGTGGAATGCTCAGTCGGATAACCGCAAGGCCGAGGCGGCGGGTGATAAAACGCTGATTGTCACGTCCTGGGCCCGGGATTTTGTCGTGGTGATTGTGTCTTTGCTGAGTGCGGCAACTGTGCTCGGACTTTTCCAGATAGCCGCGGCAGGTCTTATTCTGGCTGGCGGCGGTGGCGGCCTTGGTGGTTGGCTCATCGGTCGGCATTTTTGGATACGAGCGCCGCTTCCCCCAGCTAAACCGTAAGTGCGTTTTTGAAGTTTCCCTCGTCCGCCATGGTTGCTGGACCCGATTTGGGTGCTCGGTAACGAAAAAGGACGAGGGAAATGGATAATTTTGAAAATGCAGGTGATGCTTCAATGGGCAAGACCGCCCCATTGGAAGATACGCCCGACGAGGACATTCGCGACGAAGCAGGAACAACGCCTGGCGCAGGATTTACACATGCTGCCGAACCCACCATCGCGGAAGAACCCGTTGATGAATTCAGGGCTGAGATGGATGAGCACGGCCTCGATGCTGATGAAATCAACGCTGCAATATTCGGCGAAGAGCCTGACCCAGCGGGCAGCCCCGCGCCAGGCGATCCGGTTTACGTCGTCAATCTGCAAAGGAAGTGTGATCGCCAACAAGCCCTAGCGATGGCAGCCCAGAACAATCAAGGCCGAGGCGTCCCGGCACACGCCCTCTGTGCGCAGGCTGAAGACCTGATGAATTGGCTCGACGGCGAGTGTGATGCGGACGACCTGCGGTCATATTAGACGCTGAACAGTAATCGAACTCGAAAAGCCGGGGCCATAATCGGCGCCGGCTTTTTGCGGAGGCCACATGCCTGAAGCGATCCATTTCAGAGGCAATAAAAAACGACCACATGGGTCGCCTGTTCTGCGCGAATTCGTCCTGGATGACGAACCCGACGTCCAGCTTATCGAAGGGCCGGTGGAATCCGGCAAGACCACCGGCGCGATCGCCAAGCTTTACAAGATTATGTGCACGATGCCGCGCGGTGTGGATGGTATTCGTCACTCTCGGTTCCTGGTGGTGCGGCCGACCTATGGTGAATTGCTGGAAACCGTCGTGGCCGATGTCCTGTTCTGGTTCCCAGAAGCGAAATACGGAACGTTCAAATGGTCCGAGCCGTATAAGTTCACGATGAAATTCCTCGATGTTGAATGCGAGTGGGTCTTCATGGCGTTCATGGATGCCTCCGAAGCTGTTTTGCGGAAGCTGCGGTCGACACAGTTCACGGCGGCCTGGGTCAATGAAGGCCAATATTGCCCGCTGCGCCTGTTCACAGAGATCATTGACCGGACAGGCCGCTTTCCCGCCCGGGTCACAACGCCAAATTATGACCGCCGCAAACGGGCCATTCTCGACAACAATGCGCCGCCACAGCACGCCCACTGGATCCGCTACATGCGCAAGGACATTCCTCTCCCGGCTGATATGCCGGATGACCAGAAGATGGCTTACCGCAAGCCGGAAAGCTGGAAATTTTACCGCCAGCCTGCCGCTGTTCTGGAAATCAAGAACAAGGAAACCGGCGAGTTATCGGGCTATAAGCTGAACCCTATCGCCGAGAACTTGCAGCATATGGGCGACGAACCATACACCGCTGTCGGTGGTAAACCACGCGACCAGATCGATCGAGATTATCGCAACATTTCGCGACCTGCCCGCTCTGGTACGCCGCGATATCCTCACTTCGATCGCGAATATCATGTTGCAAATGAGAACCTGACGCCGAATGAAAGCCGACCGCTTATCTTGGGAATCGACTTTGGCTTAACCCCGGGCGTGGTTTTCGAGCAGGTCATCGATGGCCGCTGGTATACGTTTTGGGAACACGTCTCGGGAAATGAAGGCGCAAAGGAGCTGGCCGAATCAATCAAGACAATACTGGCCGAACGCTTTGCCTTTGCGAGGGAGATTGGCATCTCAGCATGGGGTGATCCGCAAGGCGGCTGGCGCGGCGCATCCTCATCGAAGAAAACCAATACGTCCTTCGCGATCTTGCGGGCGGCAGGCATCCCAGTGAAACACCCACAAGCCAAGGACAATCCCGAACTTCGGATGAATATTGGCCGCAAGGTCATCAAGGGCGGGATCAATCAGGGCCCCAAAATACTGATCGACCCGCGCTGTGTCCGGCTGATCGAAGCACTCGATGGTGGCGCCAAGATGGTCACACGTTCGAACGTCGATGGAACCAGCGTCAAAGAGGAGCTGGTCAAGAACCACCACTCGCACATTGTGGAGGCCTGGGAATACTCGAAATGGGGACATGGCGAAGGCGCCGATCTGATCAAGTCCCCCGACCAGGCCAATGGCCGCGGGCGACGAACCAACACGCGCAGCAATCGTGGTGTCGGGTCGCCTGGCCGGACATGGGCGAAAGTGAGTGCACGTGGTTGATACATCAAATCCGTCTGAAGAAATGCCAGAGATACTCGGCTGGAATATCATGTTTCTCTCGGGACAAAGATCCAGTTGGTGGGATTTTCTCACACCGAAGGACTGGCGCCATGTCAGCGCCTTCGGTTGGGGGAACGACCGCTGGGTTGTCTACGATGTGGCCGATATCCGGTCACGGGTGTCGGTGATGAATGACGATCAGTTCGACCAGTGGTTTGCCCACCAAATGCAACGAACGACCGCCATGGTCCGATTCTCAACACAAAGCGGCGGCGACATTCGGGCGAGATTTGGCCTATGGTGCGTGACAGCCGTCAAGCATTTGGTTGGCTCTAACTCAAGTGCGTTGAGACCAAAGGCCCTTTTTCGCGACCTTGTAGCCCAAGGTGCAGAGGTCACATTTTACCATGGTCGTCAAAGCGAAAGCTCCTAAAGAAAGCCAAGAATCCGTTGATGCTCGCGAACGCGCTGAGGCGGCAGCTGAGAAGCGGCAGGTCGGTGAGGTTCGCCGCGGCGTCACCCAGGAAACCTCCGCCCTGCTCCGCCGCTTCGGTATCAAAGCGGCCATGGCTGGCTCGTCCGGCGCAAATGGTTTTGCTGCTGGGGGATTTAGCGGTGTCAACAATACTGGCGGCAGCTTTGATCCAGCCGCATTTTTTGGTGGCTTCGATGGCGCCGACTTTAGCCGCGGCTTCGGCAATATCGGGTCGCGATAGTGGACGCGCCGAAAGCCTCAAAGCGAGACGCAGAAGTCATGCGGTTGGTCGAACAAGCTCGCTCCAGCCGCAGCAAGTTCCAAACCTCATACAATAATTTCTTTGACCTCGCCGCCCCATGGAGGCCGCGTGTTGGCGAGAAGGCCACGCCGTCCAACCCCAAAGCACCGTCCGAACAGGACAATATTTTCGACACGACGCTGCAAGATGCGGCGGACGATTGGGCGTCAGACTGCTCGGATGAGTTCACGCCATCATACAAACCCTGGACCACATATGTCGTTGTAGGAGGTGCAGACCGATTTTCAAAAGCAGCGCAAGACAAAATCAAGGAGTTTGTCAAAAACAGGCAAACGGTGATCTACGACAAGATAGCGGCATCCGGCTTCGAGGAACAGTCGCACGGCGCCTATGTCGATCTCGCTATCGCACCAACCGGCATGGACATACCGTTCACCCCGGCCGGTCAAGGTCTAACATTCGAGCATGTGCCAATTTCAGAGCTTCTGTTTCTGCCTGGACCTTTTGGCGGACCTGGAGACCGTATGCGAGAGCGCGAGATCGAAATCCGTCACCTCGATGTGATCTGGCCAGACGCCAATTGGGAAAAGTGCGGGCGCAAGGATCAACGCAAAAAGAGTACCGAGACAGTCACGGTGATCCAGGCCTATTCCCGGGACTGGTCGAACCGGTCTGAGGAGGTTTGGACCGAATATCTGCTTTGCCATGGAGCCAGTGTGCGGGCACCAGTAAAACGCCGCGGCGCCGGGTCTTGCCGATTGATCGTCTGCCGCCCGCGCGTTTCCGCGCCAAGCGCATATGGGATAGGCTTCGGCAACAAGGCAGTTCCCCCCGCCCGCGTTTTAGACGAGATGGCGTACCTACAGCTCAAACGCCAGGGCAAAGTCGTCGACGCGCCATACCTGTATTGGGATGACGGCACCCTCAACCTGGACGGTGGAATAGACGCCGGCGAGTGGCTGGAGGCGGGCGAGAATTTCAACGTCGAGGACCTGTCGCCGAAAAATGATGGCCGCGAATCCTGGTTCGTGCAGGAGGATTTGCGGGCACAGGTTCGCCGCGCGCTGTTTCAGGACAAGCCCTACCAGCGCGGAGACACGCCGCCTACCGCGACACAGTGGATGGACGAACAGTCGATGAATGCGCGACGGAAATCATTTCCGAGGGCGCAGATCACCCGCGAATTTGTGTTGCCAATCCTCCGCCGCGCCGAGTGGATTTTGAAAGAACGCAAAGAGATTGAAGACATCACTGTCGAAAATGAATTGGTCAGACTGGAGCCGATATCACCAATGTCGCGTGCTTCTGATCTTGCCGAAGTGCAGATGGCCGATCAGCACATGTCGCTATTCGCGAACCGCTTCGGCGAGGCCGTCAAGAACGAATACAACCTTCCTGAAATGATGCGTATGGCAGCCGAAAAACTTGGCAGCGATGTGATCGTGATCGCGACCGCCGAGGAGCGTCGCCAGAAGCAATCCGAAGACGCACAAAACGCGGCGATCGCCCGCGGCGGCGGACAACCAACGGAGCCGACGGGATGACGAAACCAAGCTGGAAAGACCTGCATAGGGCGACCGCAGATGGCGCGAACGGCGAAACGGATGACACCAATATCCGGTCGATTCTTCAGCGAATTGGAGCGACGCGGGACGGGAAGTTGCTGCGAAATTGGTTGATGGAAGCGAAAGTCCAAAAGGCACCACCCGCCTCCGCGAGTGACAGTGCGTTGAGAGACGACGCCGCTGACAGAAGGATCGCAGTCACATTCACTCGACTGTTGGAGCCGAAGATTGACCACGACAAGCGCCGCCGAAAATAATGGTGTAGATCCCGAAGCGGCCCACGTTTCCGGGTTCGGCACCTCCCCCTCCGATGCATCTGGATCAGATGCTTCGGCACCGGCCGCTGGCGACCTTCCCTCTACCGAGAACGATCCGCTGGCGGCCGGTGAAGATGACTTTGAACTTCCTGAAGGGTTTGCCGGTGAAGATGGCGTTCTGGACAGGGACAAAGTCACCGAACATCTGAAAGCTGCCAAAGCGGCTGAAGATGATCGTGCCGAAAAATACGGTCAAGTGCCAGAAGGCGACTATGACCTCTCGATCGAAGCCAAGGGCGCCGATGACGCATCAATCTCAATCGACCCGGAAAACCCATTTCTTAAAGGCTTTCTAGCCGACGCCAAGGAATTGGGTCTCGGGCAAAAAGCCGTCACTGGCATGCTGACGAAATATGCTGAGTCCGCCGTGGCTGATGCGCAGGAATTGGTCAAAGAAGCATCAACCGCGATCGTCGCAAAACTGCAAAAAGCCGTGGACACAGAATTCCAATCGCTGGGAGCCGAAGGTCCGCCACGTCTGAAGGCGATGACTGGCACGCTAACCGAAATGGTCAGCGCTGAAGCAGCCACAGCCATTACGGCTGACATCCGATCCCGAGCATCATTCGAAGCGATCGAAGCGCTGATCGAAAAAGCTCGCGGGGGCAAAGAAAACCCAGCCCCGACACCAGGCGGGGAACACGACGAAACAGACGCAAACACACTCTTTGGGAATAAAGGAAACTAATCATGGCCGTTGTTGGACAACCCTATCTCGACCTGATCGACATTGAAAAGCAGAAGGGCGCGGACGGCAAAGTCACGTCTGCCCTGATCAATATCGTGACCAAGCTGTCGCCGGTTCTTGCCACCGCCTTTGTTGGCGCATGCAACAACAAGACGACGCACAAGCACGCGATTAGATCGGGCAAGGGCGCGGCGGCCTGGGGCCGTATCTACAAAGGTATTGCAGCGTCCAAGGGCAATACCTTCCAGGTCGAAGACACGACCGGCTTCCTTGAAGCCCGCACGGAAATTGACTGCCGACTTCTCGAGCTGGAAAAAGACAACGCTGCGCAGTTCAAAATGAATGAGGCGGAGTCGCAGCTCGAAGTCGTAACAGAGACCTTCGAAAGCGCGTTCTTCTATGCCGACACTGCATCGGCGCCCGACGAGATTAAGGGATTGGGTGCTAGGTTTGGCACGATCGCAACGTCAGGACCGGGCAATCAAATCATCGATGCTGGTGGTACAGGATCGGACAATATGTCGGTCTGGATCGTCACCTGGGGACCGAAAGCCTGTGCGCTGATTCATCCGAGCAATGTTGCTGGTGGGATCGATCGCGAGCAAATGGGCAAGCAGCGCGTCCTCGATGAAAACGGCGATCCATATTATGCCGAGGAAGACATTTATCGACTCCACACCGGCGTTTCTGTTGGTGATTGGCGTTACGTGGTTCGCATCGCAAATATCGATGTCTCGGCCTTCGAAGCCGACCCATCCGAAGCCTACAACCTCTTGCGCGAGGCCTATTACAAGCACCGTGGCCGCATCTCAAACATGGGAACGACCGTCATTTATTGCCGCAAGGAATTCCTTGAAGGCCTGGATAAGCTGGGCACGAATTCGGGCGGAACGGAAAATTATGTCCGGCTGAAGCCGATGGAAGTCGCCGGCAAGGAGGTCGAGAGCTATCGCGGTTGGCCACTTATCGAAACCGAAAATCTGCTCGCCACCGAAGCGCAGGTTCCATAGCGAACGCTTCGCCACGGACCCACTTTAAAAGGAAAGCCAAATGATTTTTTCACAGCAACTCATGTTTTCGGACCAGCAGGCGATTACCGCCACCGCCCCGTCCACCAACGTCATCGACCTGGGGGCGACCAGCGCGCCTCCTGGTGATGCGGCGGCTCTGACGCGGGATATCGGGATTGGCGATACGGTGCCGCTTCTCATCCAGATCACCGAGGCTTTCGATAACCTGACCAGCCTCGACATCGCGCTACAGGTTGACGACAATTCTGGTTTCGCCTCGGCCAAAGAGGTGTGGAGCCAAACCATCTTATTGGCCGATCTTGTTGCCGGTGCACGGCCGAATATTCAGGGCATTCCGCCCGGCGTTGATGAGCGATATGCGCGGCTGAATTACACAGTCGCAGGCACCGCGCCCACCGTCGGTAAGATCACAGCGGGCGTGAACATGGGGGTTCAAAATGACTACTAAGTCTAAACCCGTCGAAGCGACCGCCGCGGGCTTCTATGGTTCGCTGCGTCAGCCCGGCGTACGGTTTGCCATCACCTCGCCGAAGCATTTTTCATCCAACTGGATGGTGCCAATTGGCTGGGAGCCAGAAGGCTTCAAGGGCAAGGTGAAACCAAAGTCGAAATCCAAGAAGGAACCGGTCGATGCCTCGGATGATGTGTCCGAGGAAGCCCAAGCCGCGCTCGATGAAATCGCCGCAGAGGCTGCCGGTCCTGATGCAGCGATCGACGAGCTTCTGACGTTTTCTGGCATCAAGCCGAAGTACGGCGCTGGTGATGTGGTGATCGAAAGTGAAGACGCTGTGAAGCACGCGTTCGAGTTGGCGGACGTCAAAGCGAAAGAGTGGAACGACTGGACGCAGACGGAACGAAAAACCCGCATCATGGGCTCTGTCAAAGTGTTGGTGAATGAGCGGCAGGCCGAACTGGCAGCCGAATAGTTCATCAACCACAACACGATTATAAACGCCCCGGCTTTTGTCGGGGCGTTCTGCTTTGTCCAAGTGCGTTGAGGGAAAGCGCCCCAGAAGGCGACATGCTGAGATGCCGCTTATCAGTTCCGCACTCCATATCTATCAGGCTGCTATGCCAATGGTTGGGGCTAATGTGCCCGATTCAATGGACGCGCAAACGCCGGAAAGTTTAGCGGCGAACGCGACTTATGAGATATTTGTTGCAGAAGCCCTGTCTCGACACGCTTGGTCGTGGGCAACGAAAACCGTCCTTCTGACCTATACTGGTGAGACGGCTAGTTATCCTCGATACAGTTACTCGCTACCGGCCGACATATTGTCGGTGCGCGGCGCGATGTTGGTTGGTCGGCCATTTAGAGACTTTAAGCTCCGGCGCGGCCTTTTTCTGTGTGATTTGCAGGATAGCTCGTCGGTGGAGTTGGTCTATAATTGGCGCGCGCCGGAAAGTGAGTGGCCAGCGGATTTTGTCGATGCCATGGTGGATCGACTTGCATCCAAGCTCGCGACTGGGCTGCTTGATCGACCGGAGCAAGGGGAATCCTTAGACCGCAAGGCCGAATTCAAACTACGCAAAGCGATCCGGCGGGACAGGCGCCAGTATCCCGGCGAAGACCCGTTCAAGAGCACCAAGCTAACGCGGGCCTGGCAGGGCTCATCATCGGATTGGCGCCGTGGCTCGTCGTCGTAGCTTTCTATCGACTCTGGAGCTGGGAGAGGTCTCGGCGGATTTTCTTCGGAACGCCGCCGAAGACTTCCTGAAGCGCGCTTGCAAAACGGCTCTTAACGTCATCTTGAAAGCCGGCGGTGGAGCGATGCGGCGCCCGGGATCAGACTACTTGGCAACCCTGGTTGGCCAGTCTGTTCGCTTTCGTTTTTTCGGTCGCGGCGTCACCGAGGAACTGGTGTTCTCGAACGGCCGCGTCGACATTTATGCAAGCGATGGCACCCTCAATCAAACGATCACATCGAGTGTGCCTTGGGGCACATCCGACCTGGATGACCTGGAATTCGCATCGGACCAAAACAGCGTGTTCGTGGCATCACAAGCATTCGCGACACAAGAGATGGTGCGCGCAAGCGGCGGCACCTGGACACTTTCGGCATTTACGTTTGCGGACACCGTCAACGCAAAGATTGCCCAGCCTTTTTATGACAAGTTCAACAATATTGATGTCACCATGTCGCTCGCTGCCTACTCTGGAAGCGGGATAGCCATCTCATTTTCTGACGACGTGCTGCAAGCGGGCCATGTTGGGTTGCGGTTTCGATATTTGACCAAATGCGAAGTGGAAATAGCCAGTGTGACCGACGGTCAAAACGGCACTGTCAACATTGTCGACACGCTCTACCCCACCCTAACGCTCACGGTTGCCGATAGCTCCAAATACAAACCCGGCCACGTCGTGCAGGGGTCAGTCAGCGATGTGGTTGGCCTCGTGTCGACCGTGCCAACCGGCACCACCATGACGGTCGTGCTGCTCGAGGGGTACGAACATTTTGTTTATGACGGCGTAACACCCGCGAGCAACGATGCGATTATTGGTCCTGAAGGTGCGCAGAAGCTGACCGCCACACCCTCGACCGTCGGTACCCCGGCGACCAGCTCGATCTGGGACGAACAGCTTATATCGAGCGTGCGGGGCTATCCCGGCACAGCGACGGTGCACAAGAACCGGCTGATCTTTAGCCGCTTTCAGGACGCTACGGACGTGCTGGTTGGCTCCGCGCTCGGAAATTTCTACGACTTCGAGGCGGGCGCAGAGGATGAAAATGCGTTCAACGAAGAACTGGGCGCTGATCCAAATTCTCAGATCCGGCACGTGGTCTCGACAGAGCAACTGCTGGTGTTCACCGATCGCGGATCATATTTTGTGCCGGAAAGCCCGGAGAACCCGCTCACGCCCCTAAGCCTGGAATTTGCTCCAATAGGTCCAGATGGCGCGTCGAATGTGCGGCCGGTCTTCACGAGCGAAGGCGTGCTCTTTATCGACGAGGATGCTGGCCGGCTGATGGTCGCTGGTATGACGGGCAATGTTCGTCGACCATGGCAGATCGCGGAACTGTCCGAGGCTGCTTACCACATGCTGACGAACCCAAAGAAGATCGCAATCGCGAACGGGATCGACGGGCGAACAGAGAGATATGCACTGGTCCTGAACGAAGATGGGATGATCGCGTGCATGATGTATCGTCGCGGCAGTGAAGTTGTCGGTTTTTCGCGCTGGACGCACGGCATGGGGACGTTTGAGGATGTCACCGTGACCCAGGATGATGTTGTTCTGACATCGCTCGTTGGTGGCGTTTACACCATGTCGCAGCTTTCGTTCGCAGCAACGATCGATGACCAACAGCCTTACTCGTCTTCACTGAGCGGCTCGAACGGGCTGGTCATGGACGTCGTTATTGATCGGGCGGTAATCGGTACCGGACTGGTTGTATCAGGTGCGGTGAGCGACATAGCCGCAGCGACAGGGCAATCGGCCGGCTTCGATTTCGATGTCGACCTGACGCCGGCCGCTCAGATTCACAAGGATCGCGGCTGGCAGCGACAAAGGGTAACGACCATTTGGGTCGACGTGAT